TAACAACACCGCAGTAGGCAGAGCCGCTGGCGATTCTATTACCACAGGTTCCAACAACACTATTATTGGATATAATGCAGCAGCTTCTAGTGCAACAGTTAGTAACGAGATTACCATTGGTAACACAAGTGCTACTCGCTTCCGTCTTCCCGGTTTACAAGCAGGGGCAAGCAATGGTCAGGTAATGACATACAACTCATCCACGGGTCTTATTGACCTAGCGGATGCAGCGGGGGGTGCCACAAGTATATCTGGTCTTAGCGATGGTGTTAATGATTCAGATGATAACCTCGGGTTAGGTACAAGCGCTTTAGGCAGCGTTACGTCGGGAAGCGCTCTTCGCAACGTTGCTGTCGGAAACTATGCTGGGCAAAACGTAACAACAGGGGATCAATCTACTCTTATAGGGTATGGCGCGGCTGGGGCCCTTACCACAGGTAGTGCTAATGTTGCTATCGGTTACACCGCGATGAATGCAGCCACGTCGGCTGGTTATAACACTGTGGTTGGTTTTGGCGCGTCAACAAGCACAACGTCTGGTAGTGAAAACGTCTTTCTTGGTTACCAGTCTGGTAGTAACCACACTACTTCAAGTCAAAACATTGGTGTTGGTTATCGTGGGCTACAGGGCGGCGCTGGTAAGTTAACTGGATCAGGCAATATTGGAATCGGTTACGAGTCACTTAAAGACACAACTACGGCGGCTGGTAACGTCGCCTTGGGTAGAACGGCGCTAATGTCGAATACGACGGGCGGTAATAACGTTGGTATTGGTTACTCTGCGTTGTTTAATTCCACAACGGGTAGTGACAATGTAGCGGTTGGGTATAATGCTTTATACAACTATACCACATCCACAGGAAGAAATGTAGCGGTTGGTCGTGATGCTTTAAGAGAAATGACCACTGGGTCTTATCATGTTGGAGTTGGTTATAACGCAGGGCGCAACCAAACCACTGGTCAATACGGTGTATATGTTGGTCACTACGCAGGCGGCGGTTCTGGCTCGGGCGGTGTAACAGGCGATTTAAATGTAGCTGTTGGTAATAATGCTCTTGGCGCGTACACCAGAACATCTGCTGGGTCAAATGTAGCTGTTGGTAATAATGCTTTATATAACATTTCGACTGCGTCGAACAATGTAGCTGTAGGTTCAGAGGCCGGAGAAGCAATAACTACGGGTGGTTACAACGTATTTCTTGGTAAGAAAGCCGGGGAAGCTACGACTACGCAAAGCGAAAATGTTTATATAGGTTACTACGCAGGGTACAAATACACCACAGTAAAAGGTGGTATCCATATTGGGCCATACACTGGGGACCAAGCTACGGCTGGATCAAACAAAATCCTAATGGGTTATTCCGCGGGAAGATACGCTCATGGAAACACAGGCATTGGCATAGGTTATGAAGCGCTAAGAGGTAACTCAGACTTTTCTTCAACAGGTGCTATGAACATCGCTCTTGGCGCGTATTCATTATACATAGCCTCCACAGGCACAAATAATGTTGCTATTGGGGAACGTAGCGGATACCAGATTTCGACGGGATCACATAATATTGCGATGGGCTATTACGCAATGGGTAGCTCCGCTGCCAAAACTGGCGATGACAATGTTGCTATTGGGGAACGAACATTAGAAGACCTGACCACCGGGCATAGTAATATTGGTATAGGTATAGACGCAGGAAAAAGCCTCACATCGGCAACCAACAATGTTGCTGTTGGCAAGCGCGCCCTTGAAACAAACGCAGTTAACGGAAAAAACGTCGGTATAGGAGTGTTTGCTGGTTCTCAATACAATAACCAAGGCGCGGTGTTTCTTGGTTACCAAGCAGGTAGGTATGGCAACGGCGCTAACCAAATCTTTATTGGTAATGGTGCGGGAATATCGTATACAGGGGAAGCCACAATTGTAATCGGCGCGGATGCCGCCAAAGTTTCGGGTTCCACTGGAACTAGGAACACTATTGTAGGCACCTATGCTTGCGAGAGCGGAGCGCTAACAGGGGCCTATAACGTGGTTGTTGGTTCTAATGCTGGGGTCCTATTAACTTCGGGGTTTGACAACACCATATTGGGTTACCAAGCTGGTAATGACTTAACTACAGGTTCCAATAATACTATTATAGGTCACGACGCAGAAGCATCAAGCGCATCGGCTACCAACCAAGTTACACTTGGTAACTCAAGTATTTCCTCTTTGCGTTGCCAAGTCCAAACAATCAGTTCACTATCAGATGCTCGTGACAAAACAGACATTACACCTCTGCAAGCTGGGCTTGATTTTGTTGAGCGCCTTGATCCGGTATCGTTTACTTGGAACATGCGTGATGGTGGTAAGGTAGGCATAGAAGAAACTGGATTTATTGCGCAAGATTTGCAACAAGTACAGCAAGACACAGGTGTAGAAATTCCGGGTCTAGTCAGTGACGACAACCCAGAACGGCTGGAGGCTGCTTATGGTAAGTTGGTTCCAGTGTTAGTGCAGGCGATTAAAGATTTGTCTGCTAAAGTAAACGAGCTTGAAGCTCAAATAAACTCATAAGGACGAACATGACTGAGAAAAAAACAAACGTCATTACCGTCAACGAAAAAGAATATGACGTTGATGCGATGACCGATAAACAAAGAACGCTGTTGAACCACGTTAGTGATTTGGAGCGTAAGATTGGCAGCACACAGTTCAATCTGGATCAACTCATAATTGGTCGTGAAGCATTTGCGGAACGTTTAGTAGATGCCTTAGAAAACCCTGAAGTTGAAGAGGAGGCAGCGTAATGTCTGACTATACCCCTACAGAAGAAGAAATTGCGCAGCATTACCGCGCATGTATGGACAGCGTGAATCTTATTAACGCTGTTATTGCTAACCCAGCCGAATACGCTGATGACGACACTGTGCTTCAACGTAACGTTGAACATTTAGAGGCTATGGTGCCTCAGAGCTTTTGGACCGATGAAGACATGGCTCCTTTAAATGCTGCTATTTCAGCAGGTAACGCTGCTATTGCAGGGTAAGTAAATGCTTGGATTCTCCCCACTAACGACGGCTCCGTTAGCGGCGGAGGATTCAACAACCTTTATTCCTGTCTCAGGTTTAGTTGCGACGGGTAATGTAGGCTCAGTTACTTTAGTTACAGATCAAATCATTTCGGTAACAGGAGTTGCCGCGACAGGTGGCGTTGGCTCTGTTAGCATTACAGGGGAAGCGCAAGTTCCGGTCACGGGTCTTGAGGCGACAACCGCCGTAAATGGTGTTACCGTTAAGACAGGTCATAGCATTCCTGTTACAGGGGTGTCGGCAACAGGGGAAGTTGGTTCTGTTACCTTGGTTACAGATCAAGTCATCTCAGTTGTTGGGATTGCTGCGACAGGTGGCGTTGGGTCAGTAACCATCGAAGGGGCGGCGTCTGTTCCTGTTACTGGACTTGAAGCCACAGGCGGCGTTGGCGGCGTCACAGTCAAAACAGACCAGATAGTTCCGGTCGTGGGCATAGCGGGAACAGGGGCGGTTGGTTCACCAACTATCCGGATCAACAGCGTTATTCCTATTGGCGCGGTGGCCCCTGCGCAGGGCGAGGTCGGGGATCCAACAATCACGGGTAACGCTGCGGTTTCCGTTACAGGAGTTGCGGGTAGCGGTCGAACTGGAAACGTGCTAGTTTGGGGCAGAATTATACCAGACAACGATACGATCTGGACAGAAATCATAGCTGCATAGGAAAGTAGATGCCTAGTACATACGCAGATAACAGTGGTATAGAGCTTATTCGTAACGGCGAAAAGTCGGGTACATGGGGCACGATCACTAACACAAACTTGAACATCATAGACCGTTTGACTAACGGCGTTGGTACTATTTCTCTTGCGGGTACTACGCATACATTAAGCACAAACGATGGATCTCTGTCCCCGGGTCAGTACAAAGTGCTTATTTTGGCGGGGTCACCTTCTGGGACTAACACCATTACTATTGATCCGAACACTGGTCAGCATGTTTACTTTGTTTACAATAACTCTGGGCAGTCTGCGGTGTTTTCGCAAGGCTCTGGTAGTAACGTCACCGTTCCAAATGGTCAGTCCAAAATTATCTATGCCGATGGCGCGGGTGCAGGGGCCGCGGTCAGTGACCTTACAACCAACTTTGCGATGGGCAATGTGTCCATAACCGGGGGCAGTGTAACTGGGATCACGGATCTTGCTATTGCAGACGGTGGCACTGGCGCAGGGACAGCCGCTGCGGCACGGACAAATCTTGGCGTGGTGATTGGCACAGATGTTCTGGCGTATGATGCAAACTTGCAAGCGTTTGTGGCGGCATTTACCCTACCTACCAGTGACGGGTCCGCGAATGAAACTCTGGTGACGAATGGGTCAGGCACCCTGTCGTTTTCAGAAAGAGCAACAACAGGCAAGGCCGTAGCCTTCAGCCTTATTTTTGGTTAGGAGATAGAACATGACCGCGCCGAACATTGTAAACATCACATCGATGCTGGGAAAGACGGACACTACCAGTCTTACCACAACAAGTGCTACCTCGGTTTTAGAAAACGCTGTCGGCTCGAACAAAGTGTTACGGGTCACGTTGGTCCGCGCTGTGAACATTGACGGAAGTAACGCTGCGGATGTCACTATTGCTTACTACACGCAGGATAACTTAGGTGGTACAGCCATGGAGTTAGTGCAGGCGAAAAATGTCACCGCTAATACTTTCTTTGACGTTGTCACGAAAGATACGCCCATTTATTTAGAGGAAGACAAGTCTTTGGGTGCCACAGCTAGTGCAGCAAATGATCTAAAAATTATCGTAACTTACGAAGAGATTACATGATAAATGGCGCTCTCAAAACTACAGTTTCGACCCGGCGTAAACCGCGAGGTAACGTCGTACACTAATGAAGGAGGCTGGTTCGACATTGATCATGTTCGATTCCAAAAAGGCTTTCCGGAAAAGATTGGTGGTTGGCAGAAGAGTTCCAGCAACTCTTTCCTCGGAACATGTCGTGCGCTTCACCCGTGGGTTTCTCTTGATCGAGACAGATACATTGGCGTTGGTACGCACCTCAAGTATTACATAGACGAGGGCGGGTTTTACAACGACATAACTCCGATTAGGCTGACTACAGCCGCAGGGGATGTTACGTTTGCAGCTACCAATGGGTCGTACACAATTACAGTAACGGACGCTTCGCATGGTGCAGTCGTAAACGACTTTGTCACGTTCTCTGGAGCAGCGTCGTTAGGCGGAAACATTACCGCCGCCGTGTTAAACCAAGAGTACCAGATTACAGAGATTGTGGACAACAACTCGTATAAGATTGACGCCCGTGCTGCCAACACCCCAATCTATGACATTACAGTAGACGGTCAACTCACACCTACATACGTTACTGCAAATGGTTCTGACTCAGGGAACGGAGGCGGCTCGGTAGTCGGCGCGTACCAGATCAACACGGGTCTGGACATCACCGTGTCTGGCGCGGGTTGGGGTGCAGGGACATGGAGCCGTGGCACATGGGGCTCGGCCTCTACAGACCCAATCGTATCAAACACAATCCGTCTTTGGTCGCACGACAACTTTGGTGAAGACTTGTTGATCAACGTGCGCGACGGTGGCATATACTACTGGGATCAAACAGGAACCGTAAACACACGGGCCGTGGACATCACCACGTTGGCTGGTGGACAGAGCGTACCGACAGTTGCAAAGCAGGTCATGGTTTCGGATCGAGACAGGCACGTTCTGGCGTTTGGCTGTGACACGGAAGCTAACCCCGGGGTGCAGGATCCTTTGGCTATACGGTTCTCGGACCAAGAATCTTTGACTGACTGGCAGACAACAAGTACAAATACGGCTGGCGAACTGCGATTGGGTTCGGGTTCAGAGATAGTTACCGCCGTAGAAACACGGCAACAGGTTCTAGTTTTTACGGACACTACCCTGTACGCCATGCAGTTCCTTGGACCACCATTCACGTTTGGTGTAACTGCGTTATCAGAGAACATCACGATTGCTGGGCCAAATGCTGCGATTGCAGTGGACGATACTGTGTTTTGGATGGGTCGCTCTGAGTTTTACATTTACTCTGGTGCGGTGCAGCGCCTGCCATGCACAGTTCGGGACTTTGTGTTCAGCGACATTAACGAAGGCGAGCTAGAAAAGATCACGGTGGGTTTGAACACCGAGCACTCTGAGCTTTGGTGGTTCTACCCAAGCCTGAACAGCGGGGAAGTGGACCGCTATGTGGTGTACAACTACACCGAACAGGTTTGGTATTACGGCTCGTTCGCTCGCACAGCGTGGATAGACCGTGGGATCTTTGACTTCCCGTTTGCTGCCAACACAGACGGCTACATTTACGAGCATGAGATTGGCTTTGACGACGGGACCACGGACCCCGAAACTCCTATTGTAGCATATATACAGTCTAGCCCCATGGATATTGGGGACGGTGAGCAGTTCATGCTGCTCCGCAAGATGATACCTGACGTGGACTTTAAGTCTTCGACAGCGGTTATACCCGACGTAAACATAACGTTGGATGTAAAGAACGCCCCTGATGGGACGTATTTGGTTAGCCAGACAGATGCGTTTGTCAAAACCCAGTCCGTTCCTGTAGACTCTCGAACAGAGCAGCTTTACTTCCGCCTTCGTGGGCGGCAAATGC